CTCTGGGAACTCCGCAAAGATTGGTAGCTCTGGATACTCCGCAAAGATTGGTAGCTCTGGGGACTACGCACAGATTGGTAGCTCTGGGAACTCCGCAAAGATTGGTAGCTCTGGGGACTCCGCACAGATTGGTAGCTCTGGGGACTCCGCAAAGATTAAAAGCACAGGATACGACAGTGTTATTTGTTGTGCAGGGGATGATAGTTGCGTAAGTGCTAAAAAAGGAAGTTGGATTACTCTTGCGGAATGGAAATATAGCTATGAGAAAGATAGATATGTTCCTAAGTGTGTAAAGACAGAGTATGTGGACGGAGAGAGAATCAAAGAAGACACGATGTACAAATTAATTGATGGAGAATTTACAGAAGTTTAGTAACTAAATAGCATCTTTTCTGGTTTGATTCTCTGCCTAAGTAACTGTAAATAATGTTTTTTTGTATTTTCAGATTCTTCCATTTTTCATTTTTTATTAGGCAGAGACTCAAGCCAGAAAAGGCTTGTTGCACAGCAGGATTTTTATATACCACACGAACAATTAAATAAGAATCCTCGCAACGCATAAGCAACAAAACTCTTTAATTATTTGTTGTATAAGTCATGATTTCCCCTGCTATTAACGGCAGGGGAGAGAATGGACAGTAAAGGAGTAAAAATGGCAAAAACACAAACGACAGGGAGAACTATTGTTAGATGTCCACATTGCGAAAAAAGAATGCTTTTAAGCGATGTAATTATTGAATGGCAACCATGTTTATGTGATTCGACAATGAAAGATCAATACTATTGTGCATATTGCTTTCATCAACTTAGTGCACAAGATTTGATGGAATATTCTATTAAACAAGAAAAAAAGGAGTAAAAATGCAAATTTATAATATAGAAACAAAAGCAATTATAAGTGGAGAAGAAATAAAAGAATTAGATGATTGCTTTATTTTGACAAGCACTGATGAAAGAAATGATATGCAGACAACTATTAGATGTTTGAAACCAACATGGAACAAAGCAATTTGCAAAGAAACGTGTTTACAGCATATTACAAGTCAGCTAAATCAACTTACACAAAACACGGTTTTAGGAGTTGATGAGTTAAGCAATAATACAGATACACTCATGATGAGAATAACATTGAAAAATGTTAAAAACAAAAGTCTATTGATATATAACAAACAAAATAAAACAACATACATTGATTGTTGGTTTATCAGTAGTAGATTTTTAGATCAAGCCATAGAAGATTATTTAACAAATAAGGAGGATTAAATATGGGAATTAAAAATCTAACAGAAGCAGAAGAAAAAGAGTTTTACAGACTTGTTGAGAAGATGAATGGAAAAGAACCAGACAAGAAACAGGATGTAAAGGTAAAGAAACCACAGTATGGGGATACGGTTTATTACATTAATTATATTGGAAGAATCAGAAAAAGGACATGGATTAATGATGAAGACGATCTTGATATGTGGGAATTAGGAAACATCTTTTTCACAAAAAAAGAAGCGGAATTTGCAAGAGAGAAAAGAAAAGTAGAAGTTGAAATTGAACGGTATGCAAAGGAACATAATGGTCCAATACGCAGTGATAGTTTTTACCTTTCATATAACGATAGCATGGATGAAAAACTTGACTATGAAGTGTGGAGTGTTCGCAGACCACTTGGAGCGGTACCGTTCACATCAAAACAAGTTTTAGACGATGCAATCGAAGCAGTAGGAAAAGACAGAATCCTTAAATACATCTTTGGGGTAGAAAGTGAGGGAGAAGAATAATGCTATTGGTAATAATTATAGTGGTTACAGCAATTTGGTATGGAATGGCAGTTAAATTAGCTAATACAGTGCCAGATATAAATGATGCAATAGATAAATTGGTAACTGGTGGATTGGTTGCAACAACAGCATTGGCATTTATATATATTATTGCAATATTTGGAGTGTTTGAATATCAAGGAGTTGATAAAAAAATAGAGGTATATAAAACTCAAAATCAACAGCTAGAAAGAAAAATAGATACAGTCGTTAAAAATTATATGGACCATGAGAAGGATACATACAAAGAATTTAAGGCAGGAGATGGAATGACCTTAATTGCTACTTATCCAGAGCTTAGAAGTAACGAGTTAGTTAAGAAGCAGGTAGAAACATACGAGAAAAATAATCGTAAAATTACAAAACTAGAAGAAGATGAAATTGATTATAACGTGATCAAATGGTGGCTTTATTTTGGAGGTAGAAGATGAAAATTAATGCAAAACAACCAAGTATTAAAACATACACATTAAGTCATTTCAAGATTGGAGATGTTTGTATGGGCGTAAAAAATGAACATTATTACCTTGTGGTTAAATCAGAAAAAGAAAAGAAACAGCTTGTTGATTTGACAGAAAACGAGATTATAAGAGATGCAGGATACATGAGATTTATACCTGCGACAGCAGAACTTAATATCAAGGATGTGGGGTAAAAGAAAAATGCCAGTAGCAAGATGTAAATATTGTAATAGTTTGTTATTCAATGAAAATGTTGGAAGAGAGTATATACAAATAAATTCAGATATGAAAATACAAAGCAAATTTATTTGTCTTAAATGTGAAATGGAGTTAAGAAAAGAAGATTTCTTTGAACCGTACAGAAGCATGATGAAGTAAAGGAGAAAGAATATGGATGTTATAAAACAAATAGATTACATGATTGCTTGCCTAGAGATGGCAAAAGAAGAATATCAGTATGAGAAAAGTTATGAAACAAAGAAAAAAGCAAGAGAGGACAACGACTGGAACTGGTACGACAGAAACAGGACACCGAAAAAGACGCTAATTAAAGAAAATCTTAGAAATGTTGGTAGAACAGGATTCAAGCTTGCGAAAGATTTAGAGGTGGGAGAATGACTAAAAATGAAACAATAACAATAAATGAAACAATAACACAGAGATTTCAAAGCCACTTATATAATTGCATAAAAGAGTCAAATATTCCTGTTATGCAATTAAGTGTAAGTTTCGACAGAGAAAAGGCATATATAAAAGACGAAATAGCAGGACGTATCGTTGGAGAAGTTGATATGAAGATTACTATGGAACGATATGAACCTAAAAAAATGACAAGAAGTGAAGTGAAAAAAGCTATAGTTGCTTACTGCGACCCTGTTGGCACACCATGCAAAGAATGCAAATGTTATAAAAAGTGTGTGAAAAGGATGCCGTTTGAATGGTTAAGTAACGAGGGATTACAAGAATACTATGAATTTTTGTATGGAATCAAAGTGGAGGTAAAGGAATGACAAGAGAACAGATGATAGATGTGTTAGAAGATTATTGCAACGGAAATATCTGTGATTCATGTGAATTTTGTAATGACTGTGAAAAAGGAATGGTTTTTTCTGAAATAGTTGACGAAAAACTGAAAGATTATGTAAGCAGAATTGATGAAAAAAATACAGATAAAGAGTCGCAAAATGTATGCAAACTTGTTGGAAAGAGAACGGAGCAGGTAAAAGTTTTAAAAAAAGCAACAAAAATATATTATCCAGATGCAATGAAAGATGTATTACCACTTAAAGAGTTTGTGAAAAACATTACAGATAAAGGATATAAGGTTGAATTAACAAAAGATAATGTTGTCAGTGATACCGTAGTGAATATCTATAAAGAAGTGGAGATGAAAGAATGATATTAAAAATCTTACTTGTTATCATCGGCATTATCTTAGGACTGGTAGGAAGTGGCTTATGCCAGTCTGCTAAAGCAAGAGATACGATCACAATGACGTTAGAAGATTATGAACACATGGGAGAGATATTACACAGTCTGCCAATAAGAGAACGGCACAAAAGTCTTAATAGGAAAGATGTGGCGTTATACAGGTGTCCTAAATGTAAAAGCTATGTAGCAGAATGGACAGAAGTTTGTGAGTGTGGGAATCGGCTAGACTGGGGAGAAAGTGAGGACTTACATGTTAATAAGAATTAGTGAGACAATGGCTATAAATACACAACAGGTTATTAGAATCTATGTCAAAAAAGTATTTGACGGATACGAAGTTATAGGAGAAACACTAGATCATCTATATACTATTAAAAAATGTACAACAAGAGCAAAAGCAGGAGAGACACTGGAAAAAATACTCAGTCAGTACGACAGAGGACAAAGTGTTATCGAATTATAAAGGAGCGTTATAAATGAACGGTAAAGAATATCAAGTAAAGGCAATGCGAACTAATGACGGATTAGGAATAGAAAGAATAATGAATATGGCTGATAATTTAGAACAGGGAGTAGAGGACAACGTACCAGACGCAGGGATTGACTTGGGTGGAATTATTAACGGTTTATTCGGATTATCTGGAGAAGTTGGAGAGCTTACTGACATGGTTAAAAAATGGATATTCCATGAAAGCAAGTTTGACGAGGAACACGCAAAAAAAGAACTTGGGGATGTAATGTGGTATGTTGCTATGATTTGTGAATCATTTAATTGGTCGTTGGATGAAATTATGCAAATGAACATTGAAAAATTAGAGAAACGTTATCCAGATGGATTTGACGTTATCAAAGCAAACAACAGAAGTCCAGAAGATGTATAAAGTGGGGGGCGTTATTATGAGAGGGAAAGATAATCCGTGCTATGGGTGTACAGAAGCCACAGGAAGAGCTTATAATTGCCATACCCTATGTGACGGCTATAAACAGTTTCAAGACGATTGCAAGGAAGAGAAGAACGTTATCAAAAGGAAAAATCCTTATTATAAGTCGTTATCAAAAGAAAAATTTATGAAACGGAATGCTTTAAACAGGAACAGGAGGGGAAGAAAATGACAGGGTTATCAATAGACGTTATCAAAAATCAGATACGATTATCAAAAATGTTTGCAGGAAGTGAAGCGGTATCAACTAAGGCATTGAAAGAACTTCTTGAGTACAAAGAAACAGGATTGACACCGCAGGACATAAAAGACATGGACAAGATGTATTTAGAAAAGTGCCAACAGGTTAACAAGCTAACGTGTACTTGCGAAATGTACGAAAGGATGGCTAAAAAGTGAGCAATATATTATTTATAGTGATGTATGGTATTGCAGAAACATCACTGGGACTATGTGGAGCAACAACGACTATATATTTATTAATTTTTTGTGTTGATCTGGTAGTAAATCGTACATTACAGGAATTTAAAAATGATAAAAATATACAAAAAGTTTTAAAAATTGCAATGTTATCATCTTATGTATGTGTGTTATCAACTGTATTTTGTGCGATAATTGCAGGATTTAAAGGAGTTTAAAATGAATAAGCAAGATTTATATGCATTATGTACATTAATACCGCCTATGGACGATTACAGCGGTCACAATATGTATCTATGCGGTAAACGTGACGGATTTAATGAGTGTGTGAAGATGTTAAAAGAAAATCTGAAGAATATAAAAGAAGAAGCAGGGGTTTAATCCTCTGTTTCTTCTTTTTTTGCCTTTTTATTGAATTTTTCCCATCGTTCTGGATACACTTCTTGAAACCATTTAAGAAAATCTCCAAACAGAGCGTTTTCTGCTTCTTTTCTAACCGTGGCTGCATCTTCTATATTATAGTATCTTCCTAAATGGTATGTTTTGCCTTTAAATACTATTGTAGCAGCCCATTTTCGCCGATTTTTGTCCCAACTAACACCACGGACTCCAGATGTGTTATTCCGTAGCATTTTTCTAGGTTTGATTGATATAATGGATGTATTTTCTATATATCCTTGTTCACATGTCTTCGCTGCCTTTTTGAGGTTTTCTCTGGCACTTCTTTGATGTGAGCAACCACAAGACATTTGTTTGTAAAACAGTCCGGCAGGAACTAGGTAGTGCTTTCCGCAAGAACATTCACACTCCCATTTATACCGATTTCCAACTCTTATTTGCTTAATTGCTTTACAACCATAATCGTTAATTTTATCAGTGAGGTCAAATGGTTTATAGTAATTAGCTTCGGCAAAACATCCGCAAGATTGAGTTCGACCAGATGTTAGAGCATCGTATCTTACAGTTTTTGTATTTCCACATTCACATTTGCAAATGGCATAAACTCTTCCTTTTTTTCTATAAGCATCTATGATAGTTAATTTTCCCCACTTTTCTCCATTAAATTCATTTGTATATCGTGGTGCGTTTTTACATTCTTCGGAGCAATATTTTGCACTTGGTGCACCATCAAAAGTCTTTCCACAGACAACGCATTCTCTTAAAGCCATAAATAAACACCTCTTTCTGTAATGAATTATACATATTATATTACTAATGTACAAGAAAATTTCAGCGAAGGACCAGAACTTTTCTGGTCCTTAATGTTATCTATATGAAAAGTTGTGATCTAAAATCTCTATGTTGTAGTTACCAGTTGTACCGCTTACCTGTTGATGCGTGATAATGTAGTTTGCTGTGATACCTGCGGTAATGATCGCTGTAAGTATGATTGATAATAATATTTTATTCATATAAACACCCCAAATCTTCCAAAATCATTTCTATTGCATATTCTCGTGAACACATTTCAGCACCATCCCAACGATTTTGCTCAATCATTGAATTTGCTTCTTTAACGGCTTCTTTTTCGGTATAACCGCAACTCATTAACCACTGTACAATTTTAATCATGCTAGTTCTCCTTTTCTACCCTCGTAACCTCCGGGGTGGGTGGTGTATGTTATACATTGATAAGTTGCTCCCAGTTAGGATGTTCCTTATCAAACTTTTCTAATTCTTTTTCTCTTTCGTCATAGGCTTCAAGTTCTAAAGCTTCGATTTCTTCCCAACTAAAACCAAGTTTTAAAAGATTGTCAGCCAGTTCATCACAAAGTGAGGAAGCTTCTAAATCTTGACGGTAAATGAAAATTTTTACCGCATTTTTATAACCTCTGATTGCTGAATTTCTAGCAACCTCTTCTTTAAAAGCTTTGTCGATTTTTCTACCTCTGTAATAATCCATAATTTTCAACCTCCTAAATTCTTTCTAAAATCTTTTTACAAGCTTCTACATATCCCTCTGGGAGTGTTTCGGTGTTCATCTTTCCACCGCTTGCTCTCCAATCAAGATATTTTTTACTTCTTCTTTCTCTTCTTCCAACTCGTAAATAAATTCTTCATAAGAAACGAAGTCCTCATTTTCGACTAACTTTTCAATTTCTTTTCTTAAATATTTCATTTTCAACACTCCTTTTCTTGTTTGCTTTGTTCTCTTAACTTACTTTTATTATATCACTTTAAAAAGTTATGTCAATAGAAAATGTCACTTTTTATGATAATATTTCTCTTGACGTGAAAAGGGTACATAATATATAATGTAGTAAATAGGAGGTAATGAAAAATGTTAAAATACAAAATTGATGTATATGATGCACTGCAAAGAAAAGGATTTACTACATACAAGGCTAAAACTACCAATTTACTTAGCCAAAACACATTAAACAAGATAAAGAACGAGGATACAGCTATAACGCTAAAGGCTTTAAATGCTGTATGTAACATCTTAGAAATGCAACCGGGTCAGATATTGGAATATGTAAGAGATGAAGAGGACGAAAAAAAATTAAAAGAATTATAAATATCACTTTACAAAGGTACAAAGATATGGTAAGATAAAGACAGTTAAAGGAAACGGCAAAAAGAAAAGGAGTGTTGAAAATGATTAAGGAAGTAACAAACATATACGGTGAAAAGATAATAATAGATACCGATTATCAAGAAGTGACTGCATATAACAATAAAGAACAATGGGTTGAATACAACGCAAAAAAAGCGGATGATTCTTTAAAATATCCATCTTATACAGATTACAGGGAACATGGAACGATTAAAGACGTTGAAACAAAAATTTGTATCTTTGGCAATAAACTAGAAACAATCTACGCAAGCACAGTAGGTTACAACGCTGATAAAAATGACCCAGATAAAAAAATCTGGAACAAATTTGTTGACTATGTTAGAAGAAACGAATCTAAGTTCTTCGATGAATTTGGAGATTACAGAAAAGATTTCTTGATCTCCGAAGATGAGATAAGGGAAATGGTTAGAATCCGAGAGGGACGATAAAACAAGAAGAATAAAAAGAGTGTTAACAAAGACACTTTCCACCATGGTATAATTATCTTAGATAATAACCATAGTCGGGAGGTGTCTTTTTTTGATTAATAACAAACTAAAGAATTGCTGTAACGATTGCGTACATTGCGAGATCGTGACGGAGACAAAGAGAAGAGCTATCCCAGAGGATAAGACGGAAGTGGTACTTGTAAATATAAAGTGTAGTCATATGTGTGTATGCAGTAAGTACCAGAAAGAGGTGCAGGATGGAAGATAAAAGCCTGTGCTGTGCAGGATGCAAGAATACACTATATGACAGAGGGATTATGTACTGCACTAAGGATAATGGCAAGATATTAATAAGAGACAGATATTTGACCGTATGTGATGATTACAAGACAGCAGGACCGACAACAAAGGTGTATGCAAACGAAAGGACGTGAGACAATGGGAGTAGGTGGTAGACCGCCTAAATATAAAAGTGTAAAAGAAATGCAGAAGAAGATAGATGAATACTTTGAAAGCTGTGAGGGTAAACCATTAGTCATTAATGGGGAACAGCAGTACAACAAACAAGGGTATCCAATTATCTTAGACAGAAAGCATCCTACGATAACAGGATTAGCACTTGCATTAGGATTTAGTGGCAGAAGTGATCTGTTGTACTATCAAAAGCATAAAAAAGACAGTGATAAGTTTTACGACACCATCACGCGTGCGAAGAGCAGAGTTGAAGAACAAATGGAAGAAAGTTTGTTTCATAAGGACAGCTCAAACGGTGCACAATTTGCACTAAGAAATAATTTTAAAGACTGGGATGCAGACAAGAAGCAGGAAGAGAATAAGACAGAGGGAATTACAATAGTAAATAATATTCCTAGAGAGTAAGGAGCGGTTGCATGGTTAATTTGACGGATGTGATCGCCCCATCTTTTTATAGGGTGCATTGGGACATTCAAGACGGCAAGCATACCTATTATGATTTGTACGGTGGTCGTGGTTCTTGTAAGTCCTCGTTTGTGTCTGTAGAGATTGTACTGGGTATGATGCAGGACGAAACAAACGCAGAATTTACAAATGCGGCAGTATATCGAAAGGTAAAAGATACTTGCAGATCATCAGTATTTGAACAGATAGAATGGGCAATAGATGCGTTAGGCGTTTCTGATCTGTGGGAATCGTCTGTAAGCCCTATGCAACACACATACAAGCCGACAGGACAAAAGATACTGTACAGAGGTCTTGACAAAGCTAAAAAGTCAAAGTCTGTAAAGGTGTCTAAAGGATATATAAAATATTTATGGTTCGAGGAATTAGACGAGTTCGCAGGCATTGAAGAAATCAGAACAGTACAGCAGTCTATATTGCGTGGTGGTCCTAAGTTTGTTGTATTTAAGACATTTAACCCACCAATCAGCATTAATAACTGGGCGAATAAGTATGTAGCAGAAGCAAGAGAGGACAGCTATAGGCATAAGAGCAATTATACAACGGTTCCTGCGGAGTGGTTAGGACCTCAGTTCTATGTCGATGCAGACTACTTAAAAGAAACGAATGAACGTGCATACAAGCATGAGTATCTGGGAATCCCTGTAGGACTGGGAACAAATATCTTTGAGCTTCTGGAAATCCGCACGATCACGGACGAAGAAATAGCAAGGCAGGAAAAAATATATCAAGGGCAGGACTGGGGATACTATCCAGACCCGAAAGCATTTGTCAGATGTGCATATATGCCTGCATCACAAAAAATCTTGTGCATAGACGAGTTGGGCGGTCAAAAAATCCGCAACACTGCAATGTCACAGATGATTATAGGTAAGGGATACAACGACTATAGTATTAGTTGTGGAGCTGACGAGATAGAAAGCATCTTAGACTTTAGAGATGCAGGACTTGTGGCAAACAAAACAAACGTATATCCGGGTAGTCGTAAGTATAGTTATGAGTGGCTACAGTGTAGGACCTTAGTCATAGACCCTGCGAGAACTCCACGGCTGTATGAAGAGGTAATAAGCTACGAGCATGAGGTAGATGCAAACGGAGAAATCAAGGCAGATTATCCAGATGGCAACGACCATTTTATTGATGCATTAAGGTATGCGACAAGTCCAATGAGCATGAGACGTGGAGAGAGTGCGTAAAGGAGACAAAAACAATGATGATAAATCTAAAAGATGTAACTTGTATACAAATTGGAAATGTAATGTTAGGCATCAAGGATATAGAAAAAATATCTATCCATGATGGTGGGGTTTGGCTTACGATTAATAGTGATTTGATACAAGGAGATATAGAAACAAAAATCGGAAACGTTAAACTGATAGCGGTGGAATAGATGGGTATATTTAGCAGAATGAAAGAGATATTAAGTAACCTTTTTAGACAAAAGGCAAGAGACGAATTTAAGATTGATACTGTTACAAGTCCAGAGATGCAGAGAGCTATAGAAAAGTGTGCATACATCTATAAGGGCAGTCCGTACTGGTTAGACAAGGACGAGCATATAAAGACTATCAACTTTGCAAAAGCTGTATGCAGTGAGACAGCACGCCTTGCTACACTTGCAATAGGCATAGAGATAGATGGCAGTGCAAGAGCTAATTGGTTGCAGGAGCAGATAGACAAAGAACTAGAGCAGGTACGACATCACGTAGAATACGGCTGTGCATACGGTACAGTTGTATTAAAGCCTAACGGCTCAAGTGTGGACTTGATCACGCCAGAAAACTTTATTGTAACAGACGAAAGCAATGGAGAGATTCAAGGGATTGTATTTGTCCATAGAGAAATTTCTAGTGATGGCAGGACGTATTACACGAAGCTAGAGTATCATAGGTACATCGAGGACGTGTATCAGATTACAAATCGTTGCTATGCTTCTAAGGATGCCAACGACACAGGGAAACCGATAGACATAGACGAGACACCTTGGAGGGGAGAACTGGAAGATGTAGGACTTACAAACCTAAACGGACAACGTCTGTATGCAGTTCTTAGGACACCGCAGGCGAACAATGTAGACTTGCATTGCAGTTTAGGATTGCCTATCTTTTATGAAGCAATAGAAGAGCTAAAGGACCTCGACACTGCATACAGCAGGAACGCAACAGAGATATTCGACAGCCGAAGAATGTTGTTACTAGACTCCGACAAGCTGTTAGAGACTGGTACAAGGGTAAATAATACACAGGATGGATTTGAGAGAAGCAAGAAGCGGTTAAGACTGCCAGAGTACGTCAAGAATGTAAATAGCTCAGACATTAAAGGATTCTATCAAGAGGTAAACCCAAGTCTCAACACGGATACACGATTGACAGGAATCAATGCATTGTTAAGCCAGATTGGCTATAAATGCGGATTCTCTAACGGATACTTTGTGTTTAACGAAACAACAGGCATCCAGACAGCAACAGGAGTTGAAGCAGAGCAACAGAGGACGATACAATTTGTTAAGGACGTAAGAGACAAATTACAAGCCTGCATGGATGATCTGATTGCAGCACTTAATATATTCGCTGATCTGTACCAATTAGCACCAAGCGGACTGTATGAAACCGTGTATGACTTTGGAGACATTACATATAACGAAGATGAAGATAGAGCGAGATGGTACAGCTATGTTACTTCCAACAAGATTCCATTCTGGTACTATCTAGTTAAATTTGAGGGATTCAGTGAAGAAGAAGCAAAAGCACTTGAAGAAGAAGCACAACCGAAAGAGCCAGACTTATTCGGTGCAAGCGGAGAGGAGTGAAAGCATGGGAAAGTACAGGATTGAAAAATACCTTGAATACCTTAATGGCGAAGATGTAAAACTGCCCGAACCATTTACAAAACAAGAAAAGCTGTTGTACAACATCTGCGAAAAAGGAGTTACAGGCAGTACAGAAACAGACAAAACATTATCGCAAGAGGGCAAGCCTGCGGATGCGGCAGTAGTTGGGAAGATGCTAGATGCGGCACTAATGGTAAAAGACCCCGAAGAATAGGCGGTGGATTATGCTAACGCCAGATTACTTATGGTATGTGCCAGAGAAAGCAGAGAAGCAGGCAGAAGAACTGCATAATAAGATTGTATCCGTCATTATCGAACGAATGATGATAAGGCTAGGACGTGGGGAAGATTACCTTTTTACTCCTATTGACAAGTGGCAGATGGATGTATTGCAGGATGCAGGGTATATCTTGCAAGCGGTGCAGGCAGAGATAGCACAAACGACAAAGATAAGTATTGCAGAGATCGCACGCACTATGAAAGAAGCAGGAATCAAGGCTCTTGAATGGGATGATACAGTGTATAAAAAGGCAGGTCTTGAACCAACACCACTTAATGAGAGTCCTTATATGCAACGATTGATCCAGAGGAATTATGAAAAGACCAAGGGAGAGATGCATAACTTTACTGGAACGATGCCGAATGCCTGCCATGATAATTACATTAAGGCAGTGGATAAAGCATATACACAGACTGCAAGCGGTACGACAGGGTACACACAAGCGGTAAAAGAAGCTGTAAACGACATAATAAACAGCGGTGCAGACGTAACCTACCCTAGCGGACACAGAGACAGCATAGAAACAGCAACTACAAGAGCGGTTCGCACTGGTGTAAGTCAGATGGCAGGAGAGATCACGGATGCACGTATGGACGAGATGAACTGGGATATAATTCTCACGTCTGCACATTTAGGAGCAAGAATTGGAGACGGTGGAGACAACTTAACCAATCATTACTGGTGGCAAGGCAAGTTTTACAGCAAAAGCGGTAATGACCCAAGATTTCCGCCTTTTTCGGTCTGCGGTATGGGAAACGTGCAGGGAATCCATGGGGCAAACTGCCGGCACTCCCACGGTCCGGGGGATGGAATAAACAATCCGTTTGAGGACTACGACAGCGAAGAGAATCGCAAAGAATATGAAAAACGGAAACGACAGAGAGAGCTTGAAAGACGTATTAGAAAGACGAAACGACAGTTAATCGGCATGAAAACGGCTGTGGATAATGCAAAGGACGAAGCCTTAAAGCACGATCTTGACATGGAGTATCAGAAAAAGGCGGCACTATTGCAGAAGCAAAACAAAGCCTACAATGATTACTGCAAAGAGAACAATCTTAAGAAGCAAAGCGAACGACTAAACACGGCAGACTGGAACAGGAGTCAAGCATCCTCAGCACGAGGTGCAGCGACACGATACAACAATGCACGAGGTAAATAATGGATACTATAAACAAAATTATGGTAGCCTGTGGGTGGATTATAACAATTGGTAGTGCGATAGGAGTATTATATACTGCCTATAAGCATTACAAGAAGCCTACGGACGATTTGAAACATCGAATAGATCATATAGAGACAGATATTAAAGAAATTAAACAAAAGCTAAATAGTGACTACAGTGCTATTAATAATCAACGTGATGATATGAACCTAGTCATGAAAAGCATGTTTAATTTGATTGAGAACAAGATCACAGGAAACAACATTGAGGGTCTAAAAAAAACCAGAGACGATCTGATAAATGCGTTGACAACACACGACAAACAGTGAGGTGTTTGCTTTTGAAAGTATATGATTTTACCGTACCCGAACTAAATATGTTCCGTACTGATTGCAACTTCACAGATGTTGAAAGAACATTGTTCGAGTATCGGGCAAAGAATATACCACTAGAGAAATGTGCAGAGCTGATGAACGTAAGCCTGTCTACAGCAAAGAGAATCAGCAGGAGAGTTAATAACAAGATTATTAGAGTATGTTAGGAGAAGAAAATGGGAAGTAGAGAATTTTTAGCAGTATGCAAAGCCAAGATTGCAGATTATGTGAATGATCATATTGATAAGACAGATCAGAAACATCTTACGATCAACGATATATACGTTGTCTGGTATGCTAAGACATTACAGAATCATAAAGCACTGTTAAGCACGACATTATCCGATGGAATGTATTATGAAATGACATTTAACGGAGATAAGAGGGAGCTATACATGGATGCTTATAAGAAGTGGGAAAATGTCAAATTTGATATGTAATGGACAATGAAAAAAAGAGGGGATTGAAAAGGTAAAAATCCATGATACAATATAAATGTAACAAGTAATAAGTTGTTGAATAAATTATTATAAGATTTCATTTTTAGTTTTAAATGAGAGTGGTTTGTTTCGGAGATACTTTTTCATGTTATAATACTTTAATCCTTTCTTTATTGTTTTGTTATGTATATAGTACGGTGGATTCCTCACGGAGTCCGTGGAAGTATAACTCAGTTGGTCAGAGTAGTCGGCTCATAACCGACCTGTCACAGGTTCGAGTCCTGTTGCTTCCATTTGCTCACTGTTGTGAGCATGAGAAATCATTTTTGAATTTCCTCAATTTTTTGGTTTAAATTTCATTTTTCAACACGACACCTTTTTTCATCAATTGGTGTTCCTCAATCTTATCCTTATTGTTCAAGCACCATGACCCCTATCATGGTGCTAATTTTTTAATTTAATATGATACTTTTATGAGACTTTAACGACCTGTTAGAGTCTCTTTTTTAATGCGATAATTTACACATAAAAGGGAGGTGGAAGAGTGAACGGATATAACTATAATCCTTATGCACCAATGTATCAGCAGGATACAATGCAGTTGCAGGATAGGCTAAATCAGTTACAGCAAATGCAACAGCAGTACAATAAACCAATGCCAGAGACACAAGTTCCAACACAGAATGTTAATTGGATACAAGTTGCAGGCATAGAGGGAGCAAAGAACCAGATCGTACAGCCAGGGGCTACAGCATGGATGATGGATAACAACGCACCTTTCTTTTATGTAAAGAGTGTAGATGGAATGGGCAGTGCAACTTTTAAGGTATTTAGATTCGAGGAGATACCGCCAGAAGCCACGCAGAACGCCCAAAAACAAAATGTAAACTATGATAATAGATATGTTACAAGAACAGAGTTTGAAGAACTTCTAGCAAAGCTAGGAGAGCAACCAGAGAAAGGAGAGTTAAGCAATGAGTAATCCTTTAATGAACATGATAGGCGGTATGATAGGAAACAACAACCCTATGCAAATGGTACAGCAGGTAATGGGCATGGTAAGAGGGTCTAACAATCCGCAGTCTATGGTTGAGAGCATGGCACAGACAAACCCTGCGATCAAGCAGGCAATGGAAATGTGCAAGGGAAAGAACCCACAAGAAGTGTTTAATAGCCTATGCCAACAGCAGGGCATGAATCCACAGGATATTGTGGACAAAGTGAACAAATAGATATTAAGCGGTGCACAGCTTGGTAAATAAATTTATGGAGGACAACAACAATGAATGAAGCAATGGGACTCACTGCGGCAGATGTAGCGGCAGTGACAAGAAATGACGGATATGATAACGGCTTCGGCAACGGTGGTTGGTGGATTTGGATTATCTTAATTGCTTTCCTTTTCTGTGGTAACGGATGGGGAAGAAATAACGATACCGCAACGACCGCAGGCGAAAATGCTTTCTTATCCGATGAGTTTGTTAAGAGAGATATTTTCAATACAAACCAGAACGTATCTAATACAGCTTGTCAGACACAGAGAGACGTATTAGAAAGCAGATACACAACACAGTTAGGATTACAGCAGATGCAGGCACAACAGCAGGCTTGTTGCTGTGAAACACAGAAAGAAGTGTTACAGAACCGCTATGATGCGGCTTTAATGGCCCAGAATATGCAGGCACAGATGGCACAGTGTTGCTGTGATATTAAGGAAACAATCCTCGCAGACGGACAGGCTACACGCCAGTTGATGCAGGACAACACAATCCAGAATCTTAGAGATAAACTTGCGGACAGAGATAGAGACTTACAGTTATCTAACTTCCAGATTTCGCAGGTATCACAGACTAAGAACATTGTGGATGCTGTTAGACCATTCCCAACACCTGCATACATTACAGCAAGTCCTTATGTATCCTATAATGGGTATGCATACGGTGGTTGCAACTGCGGAAGTGTAAATGTGTAAATAAATCAAGCTTGTTGGAAGAATCCATATCTACTAAGTAGACTAGCAATATATTGACGATAGGGTGTCGGGTTCGGCATCCTATTTTTGTTTAGGAGGGAAAATTATGTTAAATGCGGTAAATGTAGCACAGCAGGATGTAAACAGTGGTGCAAACGTACTATTTGCGAATACACGATATAGTAGCAGACGTTGTACTTGTAATTATGGGTGGCTGAATCATGTAGAGGGGTCTGGTCTGTTTACGTTAACGAATAGATCAAACTGTCCTATGACTGTAGAGGTAGAATTTAACGGAAATGTATCCGCTAATGCAGCAGGAGCAACGGCACTTGCTGTAGAGCTTAACGGAGAAGCTATTGGTGGAACAGAAATGGACTATACAGTAGTTACAGCGAACACATTTCAGAACGTGGGAGCAACAACGGTTGTAACTGTACCATCTTGCGGTAGCTTAATCGTAAGCATCGGAAATGTAGGAACAACAGCGGCAATAGTAAAAGATGCGAATATTATTATAAAGCGTATCTCTTAAGGAGGTGCGATCATGATTGAATTTACAAACAATCTTGAAGTAACAAAAACAGAAGATATCTTTGACGAGATCAACAAAAGATATGTAGCGGCTATGATGATACACGGTCAAATGGCAGACTATTTCAACTTCTTAGGTTTGAAAGGCTACAAAAGATTACATGAATACCAGTTTCTTACAGAAAGCTTGGAGAGACGTGAAATATGCAGGTATTTTGTAGATCATCACGGCAAGCTTTTAAAAGATTCTTTTAGCGGTACTATAAAAGTGATTCCCGACTCTTGGTATACAGCCAGTAGACTAAGTATCGGAAAATCCACAAAGCAGAAAGCCGTAGAGGATGGCTTTATAGAGTATCACAACTGGGAGAAAGAGACAAAAGAAGCCTATGAGAAGTACGCACAGCAACTTAGAACGAACGGAAACGTATCGGATGCACTATTTGTAGAATGTCTGGTAAAAGACGTATCTAAAGAGCTAGAAACAGTTGAAAAGATGGTTACTGATCTAATCTCTGTAGGATACGACATGGTGTATATTACAGAGACACAGGACTGCATTCATGAGAAATACAAAAAGAAGCTTAAGGGGGTCAAATTATGAGTGAAATCAAACATGTTCTGGAAGAACAGCTAGAAAGAGAAAAAAACTCAGCATTAAAACAGCTCACAACATCTAATCTTGATGCAATGTATAAGATTACAACAACATTATGCAATCTGGAAAAGATGGAGCATGGAGACATAGCGGAAACCGTCATGGATGCAGGAGAGAATCTTATTAAGAAGTACAGCAATGGCAAGTATGATAAAAATATAGATGCATTGTATGACAACTACTTAAGTGCTAAAATGGCATACAAAGAAAACGGAGATCAAGGACACCGTGATAAACTTATGGAATCGGTCGGTAGATTGATGGTGGAAGTGTATGATATGCTTTCTTCTATGGTTATTGATTCTGATTTTATGGACGAGAGAAAAGAGATACAGCGACAGATAAAGAAACTTGCGGAAATGTAAAAAAAGAGGGTATTGAAACGGCATATTTTAGGGTTTACAATAAATATGTAGGAATTATGCAGATTTGCTACAGCCTCCTTGTAAGTACAGAGTTTTTTAAGCGTTTTTGGTTACATGACGACAGGAAAAGAGTTCGAGGCTCGAGTGGGGTTCAAGTCCCCACATTTCTTTTACCTTGACTTAGGTATATAAGTCTTAATCCATTACCGCAGACATAGCGGTATACAAACAATGTAGGAGGATATACAATGCAGAATTACGAACAGATTTTAGCAGAATTAGGAATCGAAATCCCAGAAGAGAAAAAGGCAGAGCTTAAAAAAAGACATGCCGAAAATTATAAGACTGTAGCTGATTATAATAAACAGGTAGAGAAAAAAGATGAATACAAAACATCTTTAGACGATGTACAGACCCGATTAGCTGAATTAGAGAAAGAAGATGTTGACGGTCTTAAAACTAAGATTACAACATTAACACAGGAACTTGCGGACGAAAAAGAAGCAAGAGTCCAAGAAGCTAAACATACAGAGTTAAGAGATAAAGTCAAAGATTTCTTATCTGATAAAAAATTTGTAAATGCACCAACAGAAGAGTTTATCCGCACTCAAATGCTTTCAAAATTAGAGAAAGAAAATGGGAAGAATGCAGAAGATGTATTCAAGGAGCTGACTACTAAAGATGGAAAACCAATTGAGAACATCTTAATTGATGAAAAGAAAGCAAAAGAACCTAAGATTGATATTCCGTCTTTTACGTCTAAGTTTAACAGCGGAGAGCAGAAAAAAGGTTATCAGAAATTAACGGCAATGTCTTTAGATGAACAGATGAAATTAGCGGAAGAAGACCCAGATCTCTATGTAACCTTATTAAATGACAAATAGATAACACCGACTCACAATTTGAAAGTGAGCCGCTAACCTAAAATCCCTTGATAGTTGTAGGTAGATGGGGCATATATACAAAGTCCTTATCTATTCACTTAGGGTAGAAAGGACTTTTTTTATGCCAAGAACAGGAACATTTGGCGGTTTTTCGTTTAACCCAGAAGTTTTTTCACGATACATGAATGAAAATCCAACATGGAATGATGCTATTATTGCATCTGGTGTGTTAGCACAGGACAATACAATCATGGATTTAATCGGAGAAAAAGGAAATGTCGCAACAATTCCATTCTATACACCGATTGATGAACAGGACTCACAGGCTTTAAACAACGATGGAGAAACAGACAATACACCTGTTGAAATCACAGGAAAGAAACAGACTTGCATGTTGATTCAGAGAATGAAAGCTTGGAAAGCAAAAGACTTTACAAAAGAGTTAACAGGTGCAGAGCCTATGACTCACGTTGCAAACTCTGTTGCAAGCTTTTATAAGCAGGTAAGAACACGTGACTTAATGACTACAGTTGATGCAGTTTTAAGCCTGTCTGGTATGGAAAACCATATTACAGACTTATCTTTAACTGGCGAGGGCACTGTAGGAGATGCAAACAAAATTGATGATACAACACTTATCTTCGCACAGCAGAAAGCTTTAGGAGATTCCGCTGACAAGATGGGATTACTTGTATTAAACTCTTACATCTACGCAAAATACAAAGCAATGGGACTTGTTGACTACAACAAATACACTATTGCTAACGCAGTAGAAAGAGAAGTAAATCTTCCTACAATCGGTGGATTTATCCCACTGGTAACAGACAGATTTACAGTTGATACAACAGGAACAAACCCAGTATACAAAACTTATATGCTTGGTACAGGTTCAGTATTGACTTGTGATAAGACAAACTATGAAAATCCTTATTATACAGACTATGACCCAGAAACATCTGCCGGTATTGAAAAGCTGTATACAAAACAGGGTTATGTATTACATCCTAACGGATTTTCTATTAATGCTAACAAGATTGCAAAAGAGTCTCCTACAAATGCAGAGTTAGGAACTAAAGGAAACTGGTCTTTAGCATTTAACCAGAAGAATATCCGCATGGGTGTTATTAAATCCAACGGATAAAAAGGAGTGTGATATCATGGCGTACATTGACTATGAATATTACAAAACCCTTTTTGGAGAGAAAGCAATCCCAGAAGCAGACTTTAATCGTCTGGTCTGGGATTCTTGCAAGAAGATAGATAATGCCACGACTGGTGTTGACAATGTGAAGAAACTTAAGATTGCTTTTCCAACAGATGAAGATGATGCAGAAGCAGTTAAAAGATGTGTTTGTGAGCTTCTGACGATCACTTATAAGATTGAACAAGCAGAAGCAAGGGTTGAAACATCACAGGGTTATATCACATTAGAAGATGGAACTGTGATGAGTAAGCAGGTAGCATCTAAGAGTGCAGGAAACGAGAGTATAAGCTATGTGACTTCCAGTAACGCAGGTACGGCTACATTGATAGATAAGTGTCTAGCGGATAAGGAAGCACAAAAGCAACTATACGATGATAAGATAAGAGATTATCTGTCTGGCATCACTGATGCTAATGGAGTTAACTTGCTGTACATGGGAATATATCCAAGATAAAAAACGGAGGGATACGATGTATAACGATACAATCACACTTTTTAATAGGTATGAAAGTAAATTAGGAGATACATGGTATCCCTCTATTTTGCATAATACGAACCTAAACATGGATAAAGCAAGCATCGTTGCAAAGTACGGTTCTGACTCACAGGACAATGCTGTATTAAACGTGCAGTATAGCCTAAAAAGCGGTCAAAAGATGGTAGGGAGTAAATTATGTCTACCGCCTAAAGAATGGCGTAAACAGACAAATGATAAGCTGTCAGAAACACTTACATTTAGTTCTAAGGCAAACGGTTTTGATTTCTTTATCGTTGGCGAATGGGAGAATGAAGAACCGATTGCAGAGGATGATTATATTGACGGATTCTACGAAGAGATGAAACTTAAGTATGATTATGTCTTTGCGATCACTGGCAGTGCTTTTTATGATATTATTCCGCATTTTGAAGTTATGGCGAAGTAGGTGGTTACATGGCTAAAAAGAAATTAGGAAATGTCAATATAAATACATCTAACATGATTGCAAATATCAACCTTGAAAGATTTGACGACCAGATACAGCATGCTCAGTTTTGGCTAGATAGTCAAATTATGACCGATATGGTCCCTTATATGCCACACGAAACAGGCACGTTTATAAATGTGACAAGGGCAAAAAGTGCTTCACTTGCAGGTACAGGAATGGTATGTGCAGGTACTGGACCGATGGGACGTTTCTTATACTACGGTAAAGGCATGGTTGATGAACTAACAGGTTCTCCATGGGCAAGAAAAGGGGCAAGAAAGGTTCTTGTTTCTGAATTTGCAGGACAAACCAATGCAAAAGAAGACCTGTCCTATTCCAACCCTAAAGCTACTCCAAAATGGTTTGAAACAGCAAAGAAGAATCACGGTAAAGCATGGGTTACTCATGTTAAGAAGCAGGCAGGAGGAAGTTGATGGCAGAAGAAAAGAAACCAGTCAAGTACGACATTGATGGTTTTGACGTGATCACAACAGCATTGCAAGAACTGGTAAATCAATTCCCAGAATTAAGAGAAGGAGACGAAATTGCATTTTCTACATTAGATGATGCAAGCGGAAAAGCAATGTTCCCAGTAAGCGGTGCAGTGATTGAATCAGAAAAAGAGAGTATCACAGGACACGTCACACAGGTATGTCTGTATCCGTTTTGCGTGATATATCGTGCAAGCGGTACAAAACCAAATAGGAAAGCATACATTAAGGAGTGGTTGGATAACCTTGGTAAATGGTTGGAAAAGCAAACAATCACAATTAAAAACAACACATATAAACTAGAAGAATATCCAGTGCTGACAGGCAATCGAAAGTTTTTGACGATTGACAGACAAACACCTGCATATTTGGACAGTATAAACGAAAACAAGTCTGAGAATTGGGCTATCAATATTTCTGCCCGATATCAAAACGACTTTGATAGATAAATAAATTAACTATTAACTGGTCTACGACAGGATGTAGATCACTGACCTTGAAAAGATAAAGGAGAATCATAATGGCAGTTACAACAGGTAAAATTGACCGTAAGTATATGGCTCATTTCTTAGATGCAGGCTCTTTGTGCGGTGGTAAAACACCATCTTATGAACGTCTTGGAAAAGACTTAGAAGAGTACAATGTCGAACTTAATCCAGATACAGAAACAAGTAAAAATATTATCGGAGAATCTACATTCAAACACAACGGATATGAGGTTTCTTCAGAAGCCGACCCTTATTATGCAGAAGCTGACAGCACATTAAGCCAGAAGTTGCAGGAGATCATTGATAATCGTTACAAAGACGATAATCTGAAAACTACCGCAGTAGAAGTACACCTATGGAAAGAAGCATCAAGCGGAGCTTATGAAGCATACGCAGAAGATTGTTATATTGTTCCAACATCCTACGGTGGAGACACAAGTGGTTACCAGATTCCTTTCACAGTTAACTACGCAGGAAACCGCAGAAAAGGTACTTACAACGTAACATCTGGAACATTTTCAGAAAGTGCTACACAGGACTTAAAAGACAACAGCAAAGCAGTTTTATCATAACAAGGAGTGCAGGATATGGAAGAACTTAGACGAAAAGTCAAAACTGGGGCATTAAATGTAATTTTAACGAATGAAAATGATGAGGAAATCGGAAGATTCTTATTCAACCCAGTTGATTTAAATATCATTAGAAGATATGAAGAGGTAGTTGCAAATCTTGAAAAGATGGAAGTACCAGAAGATGCAACAGAAAAAGACATTCTGGAATTATCCGACAGATTAGAAGAACAGATTGATTACTTACTCAACTCTAAAGCTTCTAAATCTGTTTTTTCTATCTGCAATCCGCTGACATTAACAGAAAGTGGAGATTTCTTTATTGAGAATATCATCGTTGAGATTGCGGACGTTATTGAGCAGGTAACAGATCAGCGAATTAAGAAGAAACAGGCGAAGATCAAAAGAGCAACTTCTAAATATCACAAATAAATGGAAGTCTGGGAACTTCCAACATCCATAGTAGTTGGTGGCATTAAGTACGATATTCGTACAGATTTTCGAGCAATTTTGGATATATTAAAGACTTTTAATGATCCAGAGTTTGAGAACGATGAAAAGTGGATTGTTGCTCTTACCATTTTATACATTGATTTTGACGAAATGCCACCGCATGACTATGAAGAAGCAAGAGAAAAAGCCATCGAATTTATTGACATGGGTATAAAAGACGATGGGAAGAAAAAACCGCACACAATGGACTGGGAACAGGACGGTGCGGTTATTATTCCATCGGTTAATAGGGTCTTAGGAAGAGAAATCAGAGCCATGCAATATCTTCATTGGTGGACTTTTTTGGGAGCTTATATGGAAATCGGAGAATCCTTGTTTTCACAGATTCTTAATGTTCGCATAAAGAAAGCGAAAGGAAAGAAACTTGATGACTGGGAACGTGATTTCTACAAAGAGAATAAGAATCTTATTGATTTAGACGTTAAATACACCGAAGAAGAACAAGCAGAAAGAGACAGACTTAATGCACTTCTTAATGGACAGAAAGGGGTGTGATTAAATGGCTACACAAAAAGCAGACGGAAGTATATATATCAAAACAGAGATTGACACAACGGATGCTAAAGCAAGCGTAAAAGAGATCACATCCCTTTTAAAACGTCTGTCCCGACAGGTTGACAGCATCGGAAAATCCATTAAGGATGCAATGAAAGGCGGTATCAAAACCCCAGATACAAAGGGATTAGATACCGTAGAAGAGAAAGCAAAGTCTGTGGCAGATCAGATCGAAAAGACCGCACAGGCAGAAAAGAAGCTAGAAAGCATAGATATTAAGTCTAATTCACTAGATACGTTAGATAAAGCAATAGAAAGCACAGGACAAAAGCTTGCAGAGCTAGAAAAAGCACAGATGGATGTATTTAACAGAAATCAAAGTGCTACAGCTTCTCCTGCGTTTCAAGCAATGGAGAGTGCCGCTTCTAAATTAGATCAGCAATATGAACAGTTGATTGCAAAAAAGAAGCAGTTGGAAACATCTACAACAGGAAAGACTGGACTGCCTAAGACTGGAAAGCTGACAGGTGGAACAGGTCTGGCAAGTGAGGAAAGTGCTAACGCATTAGCTAAACTTAATGCAGAGATCACAGGCACAGAAACAAAAGTAGAACTGTTAAATAACAGCTTGGAGCAAACAGCACAGGCACAACAAAAGATAAGTGACAGCTCTATCAATACTACAGCTTATCAGATTCTTGAGCAGACACTACAGCAGGTAAAATCACAGTTTAATCAAGTTGCACAGACTCAGCAAGAGTTGTTCGCAAGGAATCAGAGTGTTACTTCATCTCCTGCTTTTATGGCATTAGAGAGTGCGGCAGAGAAGCTTGGTCGGCAGTATGATTCATTACTTGCTAAGAAACGGCAGTTAGAAAGCGGTGGGGGAGCAGTACAAACACCTGCGATCAAGACAGCCCCTATGACTGGTGCATATTCTGCCACGGCATCTAGTGCAAGTCAAAAAGCTTTGGATGCCTTAAACAAAGAAATAACACAGACAGATGCAAAAGAAAAAGGACTTGTTAACACAAATAGTAGGCTTGGTTCATCATTTAAGAATGTCAGTCAGTCTGCGGACAGTGCTAAGACAAAGACAGGCGGTATTTCATCTATCTTTAGTAGGATGGGTGGAGTCGTATCTGGACTTGGAAAACGTCTTGGTGTACTGGCACAGAACTTCACAAGCACAACAAACAGTGCTAATAATGCAAGATTTTCTATTGGCCGAATGGTCGGTATGAGTATATTATATTCTACCGTTTTTGGAATGATTTCTAAAGTTAACAGTGGAATCATGACAGGCATCAATAACCTTGCACAGTATTCGTCTGCTACTAATGCTTCGATATCTTCTATGATGTCAGCATTAACTCAGTTACAAAACAGTTTGGCAACAGCATTTGCACCGATTTTGTCCGTAGTTGCACCTATATTAACGGCATTCATGAATATGTTATCGAAAGCAATCACGTATATAGGAATGTTTATAGCGGCACTGACAGGACAGAAATCTTTTACAAGAGCGAAAGCCGTACAAGAAGATTATGCGGCATCATTGAATAAAACATCCAGTGGTGCTAATAAGGCGGCAAAAGCCACAAAGAATAACGCAAATGCCACAAAAAAAGCAAATAAAGAGATACAGACATATCTTTCTGGACTGGATGAAATCCGACAGTACCAAAAAGAAAAAGATAACGATACCCCTAGTTCTTCTACCCCATCCGCAGGCGGTGGAGGTGGTGGCGGTGGTTACACTGGTCCATCCATTGGAGATATGTTTGAGAAAGTTCCTATTGAATCTTCTATTGCGGACATTGCTAAGAAAATTAAGAACCTCATAAAAAAAGAGGACTGGGAGGGACTTGGGACTTACATTGCATCTGGTATCAATAAAGGATTGCAAAAAATCTATGATGCCATCAATTGGGATAATGTAGGCCCGAAGATTACATATTTTGTGAACGCATTTACACGGACATTCAATAGTCTTGTTGATCACATAGACTGGGATTTAATGGGACGTACTGTGGGTGCAGGTATTAATACAATTGTCAACACACTGAATCTGTTGATAGAGGGAATCAATTGGAAAAATCTTGGTTTAAAAATTGCAACAGGTATCAACGGTTTATTCAATGAAGTGAATTGGAATAATGTAGGGCGGTTGTTTGCGAATAAAATAAGTGTTCCGTTTCAAATGTTAGAGGGAGCTGTAAATACTCTTAACTGGGCAAAGATAGGAACGTCAATAAGTGGATTTTTGAATGGTGCGATCAACCAGATAGATGTTAAGCCTATTGGTACAAGCTTATCTGGATTAGCATTAGGAATATTAACAACATTAGATAATGCACTTACTACAACAAACTGGTCACAGCTTGGCACAAACTTAGCAACATTATTAACATCTATTGATTGGGTTGGAATATTTGTTAGTGCAATATCTGTTGCAGGAAAAGCAATCACGGCATTAACACAGCTTGGTGTGTCTTTTATGGATAACTTGGCAAAAGGTATTACAAATGGGACACAGCAGTTTATTAGTAAGGGATTATCAGCATTGACGAGTTTTACTGCAAACTTAAGAAGCAATGCAGGAAAATTAGTAGATTCTGGTTTAAAGCTTATGTTAAATCTTGCAAAAGGTATAGCAAAAGCAATGCCAGACATCATCAAAAATGTACCACAGATTGTGATTAATATTGCAGGCGTTATTAACGATAATGCCCCTAAGATATTACTTGCAGGAGTACAGCTTATCGCAATCTTGCTCAAAGGTCTCATCCAGTCAATACCGACATTGATCGCAAACGTGCCAAAGATTGTGCAGGCAATCGTCAGTGTATTTACAGCTTATAATTGGCTATCACTTGGAAAAAGCCTCATCACAGGTATTAAAAACGGAATTATGAATGCAAAAAATACTGCGGTTGATGCTATGAAGAATACATACAATGGATTGATTGATGCGATAAAGAATTTACCGTCTAAACTCAAAGGACTTGGAGAAAACGGAATTAAAGGGATAGGCAATGGAATTACTGGGAAATTGTCTGGACTTAAAACAACGGCAGGGAAAATATTGACCAATATCATAGAAGCGGTTAAAAATCTTCCTAAAGAATTATCAAAAAAAGCTACATCTGCGATAAGAGATATGAAAACTACATTTAAAAATGTCGATTGGGGCAGCGTTGGAATGAATGTAGTAAAAGGTATTGCAAAAGGTGTTGGAGATTTTGCATGGATTTTGGTTGATAAAATGACAGGTCTTGCACAAAAGGCGTGGGAGGGTGTGAAAGATTTCTTTGGAATCCATTCTCCATCAAGACTTATGAGAGATACGGTAGGTAAGATGATTCCTGCCGGTATTACAGTAGGTTTGGAAAAAGCTTTTCCAGATACACTCAAAACCCTTATGAATCAGTCTGAACAGTTGGCAAATGTACCGTTCAGAACACCAGAGATTGCTACAGGTAAGATAATACCTGCGAAAGCATCCGCAGTGATCGCACAAAAGCAGAACAGCACAAACAGTAACAATAATGACGTACTTAATTTACTTGAACAGCTATTATCTGTTACGAAGTCCTTAGAATCAGACAACAGCGGTAACAATGGTGGGGATTATCATTTCACAGCACAGATTAACCGCAGGACGTTGTTTGATGAATTTATCGAAGAAGCAAAACTAAGACAAATGAGTAATGGTAGAAATCCATTCAGCCTTGCGTAGAAAGGAGTAAAAAATGGCACAGGATTATATAAAAATCAATAATAAAAAAGTCTGGCAACCAGATTCAGACACAGCTGTAGCATTTGAAACTACCTATACGCAAGGTAGCACAAGGGCACAGTCTGGTAAAGGAAAGTTTACCCCGATGTTCACAGTAGAGCGATTTACATACAGTGCATCGGATGTGCCAATGTCTAAGGTTACGGAAATATTAGAAATGGTGGCACGTGGTAAATCTTTTGATTTACATTATTTTTCTGTATTTTACGGAGAGTGGAGAACAGCAAAGTTTTATGTCGGACAGGTATCGGACATTAAGATAAAAACACTTAAAAATAACCATGAAAAAGTATCAAGTATATCTTTCAATATGCAGGGGGTTAACCCGATATGATAAATGTAAGTAATGAATTTAAACAGCTAATGACAGAACGACAAGATTTTAAATGCAATGCAGAAGTAACGCTTGCGAATGGAACTGTACTGCCATTAGGAGAAGATGATTTTTCAATAGATAACAATAGTCTGGTCGATGCGGCAGGTGCTAACACCATTCCTTTAGGTGTTGCACTCAGCCGTAATGTCCAGTTAGAAATCATGAATGACGATGATCACTTATCCAATTATGACTTCTTTGGAGCAAAAATAAGACTGTATATAACATTTGAATTATCAGAGACAACAGAAAAAATTGAATACGGTACATTTACAGTTACACAGCCAGAGGGCTACGGAAACGTTGTAACTATTGTCGGATACGATGATATGTACAAAGCTGATAAGGCATACAGCACAACATTGACGTTCCCTGCGACAGCAAAGAGCGTGTTAATTGATAGTTGTGATACCTGCGGTATCTTGATTGGAGATAGTAACTTTTTACATAATGACTTCCAGATACCAACCATGCCATCTAGTGAGTATACACACCGACAGATTATAGGTTTTATTGCTATGATTGCCTGCGGAAACGTAAGAATTGACCGTACAGGACATTTACAGATAATGACCTATGATTTTAACTATGACAGCGGTAATGTTCATACTTTGACCGATTACAACACTCTGACGAATGATACAAACGATGTGCAGGTAACAGGCGTGCAAATGACAAAGACTGTCACTAAGACAACAACCGATGAAGATGGTAACGAAAATGAAGAAGATGTGGAAGAATTAGTCAAATACGGTTCAGATGGCTACGTTTTAGAAATAGAGAATCCGTTAGTTGCAGGTCATGAAGAAACATTAGTTTCTTGGATTTATGAAAGATTCAAGGATGTAACGTTTCGTGGATTTACGATGGATTATATTTCTTATCCAATTGCAGAGTTTGGAGACAAGATAAAGATTACAGACTGGCGAGGTAAAAGCTTCTATTCTGTATTAACAGATGTAAACTTTGTATTCTTTGGATATACAACACTTAAAAATAGTGCAGAATCTCCAATGAGAAATCAAAGCAATTACACGTCAAGTGAACAAAAAGCACTGATTCAAGGGAAAGAATTAGTTGAACGTGAAAAGACAAATCGTGAAATTGCAGTTAAAAAGTTAAATGATACATTAAAAAACAGCTCTGGCATGTATTCTACGGCAGAAAAACAACCAGACGGCTCTACTATTTACTATTTGCACGATAAACCAACAATCGCAGAATCACAGAATGTTATCAAACTAACAGCCGAAGCAATTGGTTTTTCCACGGATGGCGGTAAAAATTATCCATATGGTTTTACAATCACAGGCGAAATGATAACAAGATTGCTTTATGTAGAGGGAATCAATGCAGATTATATTAATACTGGTGCATTGACAGTCAAGGATAAATCTGGAAATATTATCTTTTTTGCAGACATAGAAACTGGTACTGTAAGGATTTCTGGAGATAACGTCACAATAGGTGGAAAGACTGCAACAGAAGCGATTAATGACGCAATCAATGAAGCGAAAAAGTCTCGTGCTATGATTATAAATCTTGACAAGGACTATCAAGCAATCACAACAGATTACAAAGGAGAATACACAGCGTTTCCAGAATGTCACACGACAGCACAAGTGTTGTGGGGGCATACAGATATATCTAACGATTGCAGTTATAGTATTCAGAAATCTAGTGGAATTGTAGGCTCTTGGGATAATACAACTCATACTTACACTGTAACAGCATTGATTGCAGATACAGGGTGGATTGATATTACAGCAAATTACCTTGATACATATACAGTTACAAAGCGTTTTGATGTTGCAAAGGTTAAAAGTGGTGCACCGGGTGCACAAGGAGACGGTACTTACCTACACATTAAGTATAGCAACGATGGTGGTAAGACGTTTACGGATGCAACAGTAGGCTCATGGATAGGAACTTGCGTAGATAGCAACGTAGAAGCACCCCTCGATGTTAATGCGTATACTTGGGCGAAAATCGAGGGAAAAGCAGGTCGTACATACTTTATGGAAACATCATCTAGTATTGTAAAAATGTCAGCGGACAGTACAATAGTTCCAAACTTCATTACATTGTCTGGTTATTATCGTGACGGAACAGAAACAGCACGTACAGCTTATAAGTGCCGATTTAAGATTGAAGAGACAGCAGACAATGAGACGTACAACACTGTATACACATCGACAGAAGATGAAACTGATATTACTCATGCATTGTACTCTGCATTAGCAACAGGCTCAAATGGAATTAGTGCTGATGAAACTAACGGAATCGCAATTTCACGAAATCTTACAGCACTTAGATGTACGATGTATGCAGCAGGTGGATTCACACAGATTCTTGACATTGAGACAATCCCAGTTGCAATAGACGTTGATGCACTGACACACGAAGATATATTTAATCTGTTGACGAATAATGGAGCGTGGCAAGGTATTTATCGTGGGTCTGATGGAAAGCTGTATATAAATTTTTCTTATGGAAGAGGTGGAACATTAAATCTTGGTGGAAAAGCTGATACATATGGAGACGGGGAATTACACGTTTATAATTATTTCGACAAAGAAGTTGTGACGATAGACAATAAAGGGATTATAGTACTGAATTATTCACTTGGAATTTCGGCTGATGAAAAGCCAATATCATATGTGTGTATAACACCAGACGTGTTCGGTGGTATATATATATCTGAAAACAAGGATGGAACTGGTGCATGTGCGATTTTGTCCCCAGATGAGATTATATTAAAAAATAACAGCAGTGGACCACTTACAGTACAAACAGACATAACAATGCATATGACGGATGAATCACTTTATCTTGGGTCGATAAGTGAATATAAATTTCATTTTAGAAAAGAAAGATCAAGTTTTTATCAGCCAGTTACTATTGGCGGAAGTTTGTCTGTTGCCGGAGAAAAAAACAGAATAATAGATACAGAAAATTATGATACAAGAAAGCAGTATTGTTATGAAACAGCAACCCCATATTTTGGAGACATTGGAACGGCACAAACTGATGATAAAGGAAAGTGTTACATCGACATTGACGATATATTTTCAGAGACAGTAAACACAGGTGTTGAGTACCAAGTATTCTTGCAGAAAGAGGGGCAAGGCGATTTATGGGTAGAAGAAAAGACTGATAGTTACTTTGTCGTTCGAGGCACTGAAAACCTTAAATTTTCGTGGGAAATAAAAGCAATTCAGAGAGATTACGAATTTGAACGACTTGAAAAATTCGATAACTCAGAAAAAGAAGAAGTGATTGACTACGAGAAAGAATATATGGAAGAAATCAACGATTTGATTAAAGAACAGGAGGAAATGTTAAATGAAACAGTTGAGTAGCTTTATGGTATTAAACATTGACGGTGGAGACAGAGTAACATACACATACAACAAGATTGACGATAGCACAGGCGAACCAATCAGCAGAAATAATAAGGGTAATTTCTATGTAGTTGACGATGAATTGAAAGTTCATATTGATGCTATTAGAAACTTTGTTAAAGATAACAAACTGAATGATTAAGGAGTGATATTATGGCAATTAATATACCTTTAATACATATCTCAGATTTAACAGAGAAAAAGACTATCTCAGATTCAGACTACATGCTTACTGGTGGGAGTACTGCTAGTAAGGTTAAGTGGTCAACAATCGTGTCCTTAATTAAAACTAAATTAGGGATTGGAAATATAGAAAACAATATAAGTGAAATACAATCAGATATTTCTACGTTAAATTCTGACTTAAAAGATGCATTTGTAACGCAATATGCCGAATTGAATGGTACTGGAAACAACTATTTTTATGTTGATCGTAAACAAGGTTATCGCTTGAGTTCTGCGATATTGCATGTATATGATACT